CCGCCTATCAGGATCCAACTGGAGTCCTAAAAATGGCCGATAAAAAAGTCAGTCAACTTACCGCGCTCACTGGTGCAGGCACTGCATCAGGAGATTTACTCTACATCGTCGATGTCTCTGAGCCGGTTGCGGCAGACCAGAGCAAGAAGATCACCCTCACCGAGTTCCAGTCTGCGCCTGTGAGCGCAGGAACCGCCAACGGCGTAGCGTATTTGAACGCCTCCAAAGTCCTGACCACGGGGAGTGCGCTGACGTTTGATGGGACGTATTTCACGGTGGGCGCTTCTGCAACAACGGGCGACTACAAGACATTCATTCAAAAAGCAGGCGGTGAACTTCTGGGCTTGAACGCAAGTTCAGGAACACTGACACGAATTGCTTTTGGTAACGCAACGGCCAGTTTTGGCAGCACTCAGATTATTGCCAACGGCTCTGATCTTGCGTTTATCACCAACTCTGCCGAACAAATGCGCCTGACCAGCACAGGTCTGATGGTGTATGGAACCGACGGATACAACGTGCAGATTTCTGGTGGCAACGCTTATCGGATGTACGCCACTGCAAACGATCTTGTGTTCCGCTCAGTGACTGCTGGCAGCGATGTGATGACGCTGACATATGGCGGCAACGTGGGGATTGGGACGAATAATCCGACACAGAAATTGGCTGTTTCAAGTAGCGATAACAGCGGAACGGCTATTAATATAATTAACACAAGCACAGGTGGCTACAGTTGGAATTTATTTTCTGTAGGTTCCACGGCATCGCTTGGCCCTGTTGGTTCTTTTGTAATCCGAGATAGCACTAATGGGGTTTCTCGCGTAGTCCTCGACTCCTCCGGCAACCTCGGCTTGGGGGTGGCACCGAGTGCTTGGACAACTAACTGGAAAGCCTTTCAATTCGGCGCAACGTCTGCTCTTAGCGACTTCAGCAATCAAAGTTCGTTCTGGAATAACACCGTCGTCACGGGCGCAACGACACCGCTGTATCAGACGACAGCCGCAGCGTCTTTTTACAGACAAACTGGCGGTCAGCATATTTTCTACACCGCCCCCTCCGGCACAGCAGGCAACGCGATCTCCTTCACCCAAGCAATGACGCTGGATGCGAGTGGGAATTTGGGGATTGGGACAACAATCCCTCAAATTGATGCAAACTACGGAGGGTTTACGCTCAACGGAACCAGCGGTTCAATTATTACGTTGCGTACAGCAGATTCAAACGTAGGGCGAATTTATGCTTCTGGCACGGACTTTTTAAATATAGATGCAAACGGAACCGCATCGGGAATAATTGTTTTCCGTAATGGCACAAGCTCCACCGAACGCGCCCGTATTACCAGCGGTGGGGATGTTCAAGTCTCGTCAGGCGGCAGCGTTCAGGTTGGCGGCACGGCGGCTCGTGCGACAACGGCAGGGACAAACCGAATCGACATCTTTGACGGCACGGCTCCTGTTGGCACGTTAGCAAACGGTGTGTCCTTCTATTCAGCCTCCGGTGAAGCAAACGTCATGGACGCTGCCGGGAATGCCACGCTGCTGTCTCCGCACGATTCTGAGACGAACGAATGGATCTTCCGTTCCAAGCACACCCCAACAGGAAAAGTCCTGCGGATTGATGTGGAGCGTCTGCTCCGTTTTGTTAACGACCACTTTGGCCTCGATGCGGTCAAAGAATTTGTAGAGGAATGAACATGACCCCCATCTGGCAAGTCGAATGGATGAAGACCACACCCACCACTGCTGATCCAGCAGAAGCAGTAATCACTGTAGGCTGGCGATGCTCCGGCACGGAAGTGGACGGTGACAAAACCTACAGCGGCACAGTCTACTCGACCGTCAGTCTGCCTGCTGCCGATCCTGCCAACTTCGTCCCATACAACCAACTCACGCAAGAGCAAGTGCTGGGCTGGGTCTGGGAGAACGGCGTCAACAAGGACGCAACCGAAGCGGCTGTGGCCGGTCAGATCGAGATGCAGAAAAATCCTCCTGTCATTCAACCGCCACTCCCGTGGCTGCAACCCCAAGGTGATTCATGAACGACCAAAAAATCGAACTCAACCTTTCGCTTGTAAACGGCATCCTGCAGTATCTGGGCACCCGACCCTATGGAGAGGTATTCCAACTGGTGCAGGCAATTCAAGCTCAGGCAGCACCGCAGGTAACGCCTGTAGAAGAGGCTGAGCCCCAAGCCGAACCCCAAGCTGCATAAAGCGCTGAACGAGCCGATGGTATGGGGTGGCTAATCTGGTTTGTGGTGGGGTGGCTCATAGCCTCCCCCGCGTCTGCACAAGACACCACAATCAACTACCGGGGCCAGCCGCCCCCTACCGCCATTGCTCCATCCATGTCGGCGATGTCTCAGGATGTATGTGCAGTGCCAGTCAGTGGAGCAATAAGCTCTACCGTGATCGGATTCAGCGGTGGGACAGTTGTCACTGATCAGAATTGCGAGCGCATCAAACTTGCAAAGGTTTTGAACGATGTAGGGCTGAAGGTTTCCGCCGTCGCTGTTTTGTGTCAGGATTTGCGTGTCTGGGAAGCGATGGAAATGAGCGGCTCACCCTGTCCTATCGGAGGAGCGATTGGTGAAGCGGCAAGGCAAGCGTGGATCAAACTTCACCCTGATCGCTTTGTTAAGCTCTATGGCGCTGTTCCTGAGTCTAGGAGCGAGTGATGTTTGGTCGTGCCCTTGCTCTAATCGTAAGAATCCGACAGAGGATTGCAGGTACATCCGCATCGAACCCTGCCCCGCAGGTCAGTTTGGAGGTCAAGCCCTCTACAGAGATTTCTCCTGTCGCGGTGGAGCAGTCATCGACTCCGGCGAATATGTTGGAGTCTCCTCCTGCGTTCAGCAAAGACCAGATCTCCCGGTTCCTAGATGCACAGCCAGAATCGAAACCGTCACGAAAGCGTGTCCGCAAGGCTACGCGGGAATCCAAAACTTCACGAGAACGAGCACCTGCCAAGAAGGCAAAGAAGTCTGGTCAGACCTAATTTTAACGGGGGCATCATGCTTAAAGACTGTGACCAACCCAACCAATCCATGGTCTCCGCTCTTTCCTCGCTTAGAGGCTGTCCCAATTCCCCGTGGCGAATCTGTAGTTGTCCCGCCAATACCTGTGCCGCAGAAGAGTGTGACGCCCCCAGCGAATCCTCCGATACCCCAACCAACACTACCCCAACCTAACATTTACCAACCCCCTCTTCCTCCGCAGATTGATATTGGGCAGCGCCTAGATGGATTCAGATACCAAAACTTTCTCGCTGACATTATCGCCCCAGATGATGCTTGGCTTGATCCTAACGGCCCTGCCGGTGGTAGCTGGAGGGGGTTACGCAGGCGTGATCTTTTTCGAGAAGATGAAAGCAACGATTGAGGCTGTAGACGGCTATGTGCCCTACGATGACGCGGCATTCAAAGAGCAGCTGAAATCATTCGAGATCGAAATTCGATCAATCAAAGAGCGCCAGCTACAGACCGCAGAAGCCGCAGTTAGGGTTGCCGAGCGTGCGTCAGATGCAATTGCCCTGGCCCGTGAGACACGCGCCGTTGCGACGGGTGGAGTGTCTGAGGCTAAAGCGATGGGCAATGAGACCAAGAGCATTGCAGAAAGCCAAGCGAGAGAAATGCGGGCGGCACTGGAAGCACAGACAAGGGAAGTCAATGCAAGACTGTCCGCGCTAAAACAGGATCTGGACTCAACTGTTGCCGCTCTCAGGGCGGAAATGGCTCTCTTAAAACGGGCAACCACCAATCCGTTGAGCCGATGAAGCCCGAAGACGAAGAAGAGTTCATGGACAGGCTGGGCCCTGAAGTCGGTTTGATGGTCGGACTTATCGGCGTATGCGCCATATTGCTTCTTGTAATTCTTGGGGATCTGTATGATTGGTTCTTCTGATGAGCGAATTGCGGTGCTAGAAGCTCGCGTTCGAGCAATGATTGCGGTATGCTTGACATTGATTCTAGTTTTTAGTGTACTGGCAATTATTTTTGGCGTCCTGTTCGTGGAACACGACATGGATCGCATCAGTCCAATTGATACGCAGCTAATCAGTATCCTTAAAGATATTATGCTTCTTGCGATTGGCGCAGTTGGCGGAATCGTTGGAAGTAAAAGCGTAGCGGCAGTAACCAAATTGGAGAAGCCCGATGCTCCCAGCCCTGACAGCACTCCTGCCGTTCGCCAGCAAGATTCTTGATAAGGTCGTACCCGACCCCGAGGCTAAAGCCAAGGCTCAAGCTGAGCTTGCTCAACTCCAGCAGTCCGGCGAACTCGCCAAGATGGCAAACGAGACGGAACTGTTTAAAGCAGAACAGCAAAACCTGACCGACCGCCACGCGGCGGACATGAAGTCAGACAGTTGGCTCTCCAAGAACATCCGCCCCATGACGCTGATCTTCATTCTCGCGGGCTACTTTACCTTTGCGATGATGAGCGCATTTGGGAAAGACACCAACGAATCCTATGTCCAACTGCTCGGGCAGTGGGGGATGCTCATCATGTCCTTCTATTTTGGCGGCAGGACGTTGGAAAAGATTATTGATATGCGGGGTAAGAAATGAGATTCGAGAAGTGCCTAGGCCCAGTCCTTCATCACGAGGGAGGCTTCGTTGATCACCCGAGAGACCCAGGTGGGTCCACTAATTTGGGGTGTACTAAAGCTGTTTGGGAAGAGTGGGTCGGGCATCCGGTGGATGTGCAGGCAATCAAAGATTTGACGCCTGAAGATGTAGGCCCGCTATATCAGAAGCGATACTGGGATGCGGTCAAGGCAGATCAACTTCCTGTTGGCTTGGATTACTGCGTATTTGATACCGCGATCAATTCTGGTCCGGGTAGGGCAGTTAAATTTCTTCAGGCGGTTGTGGGTGCGACGCAGGATGGGGCAATTGGCCCTAAAACTTTGGCTGCGGTTCGAGAAAAGAACCCCCGCGATGTCATCAACGAGTACTGCGACAAACGCCTAGAGTTCCTCCAATCCCTCAGTACATGGGACACATTCGGCAAAGGTTGGGGCCGGAGGGTTGAGGAAGTTCGCCAATCCGCACTTCAAATGCTGGGGGAATCATGAAGACTCCTGCTTGGACCCGGAAAGAAGGCAAGAACCCGAAGGGGGGATTGAACGCCAAGGGTCGTGCCTCATACAATGCAGCCAATCCCGGTAAGCCGGGGTTGAAGCCCCCGGCCCCAAATCCCAAGACAGAAAAGGATGCCAAGCGTAGGAAATCATTCTGTGCAAGATCCGCCGGTCAGATGAAGATGTTCCCGGAAGCTGCAAAGGATCCCAACAGTCGCCTGAGGAAGGCGCGTAAAGCATGGAACTGCTGACATGACTGACCACACGCACGATACAGCTAAGACGGTAATGGACGGCTTGTCTGTTGTAACCGTTGTTGGTACTCTAGTGGACATGTTACCGTCTGTAGCCGCTCTGTTCACGATAATTTGGACAGGTATCCGTATATGGGAAACCGACACCGTGCAACGCATGGTAGGCCGTAAGGAGCCTGAAGATGCCGAGTCGCAGTCAAGCTCAACACAATCTGATGGCGATGGTCGCTCATGACCCTGCCGCTGCTAAACGCCTTGGCATCCCCCAAAAGGTTGGCAGGGAGTTCGTTCAGGCCGATAAAGGCCGTAACCTCAAAGGAACCGAGATGAAATCCAAGCCGATGATGATGGACAAGATGATGAAGAAGGCTCCTAAGAAGATGATGGGCGGTGGTAAAGCCTACGCTTCGGGTGGTCTGACTGCAGGTCACAAGGCGGCTGATGGTATTGCCAAGAAGGGCAAGACCAAAGGTATGATGGTTAAAATGCGTAAAGGTGGGAGCTGCTAAAATGGCTGGATTCCCTGTACGTAAGCCGACTGAGAAAGAGCAGAAGGCAATCGACAAAGCGCGTAGAGATATGCAGGGGGCTGATAAAGCCAAGACTGACATCCTCTCGCGGATCATGCCAACTGAACGTATGGATGCGGAGCGTGGCTTCAAAGAAGCTCGTGAGCGTATGGACCGTATCCCTCGTGAAGCACGTGAGTATGAGTCGTACAACCAAGCACCTTTTAAGAAGGGTGGTTCAGTAAGCTCTGCCTCTAAGCGTGCTGATGGTTGTGCTCAGCGGGGTAAAACCCGAGGTAAATTTGTATGATGGCGAGCCGGGGGATGGGCATCATCAGCCCCCGCAAGATGCCTAAGACCAAGCACCGCAAAGATGGCGACACGTTTGAGGTGTATGCTGAAGGCGGTGCAGTTAAGTCTAAGGTCAACGAAGCGGGAAACTACACCAAACCCGGTATGAGAAAAGCCTTGTTCGAGAAGATCAAGGGTCAGGCTACGCAGGGTACTGGTGCAGGGCAGTGGTCGGCCCGTAAAGCTCAGCTTCTTGCCAAGCAGTACAAGGCTCAGGGTGGTGGGTACCGTGACTAAACCATCTCAACAGTCTCTCAAAGACTGGACAGCCCAGAAATGGACCACGCGCAGTGGTAAGCCGTCCTCAAAGACTGGTGAGAGGTACTTGCCGAAGGCAGCGATTGCGGCCCTGACCCCTGCTGAGTATGCTGCAACAACTAAAGCCAAGCGTGCGGGTAAGGCTAAGGGTAAGCAGTTTGTAAAGCAGCCGCCCAAGATTGCAGCTAAAACAGCGAGGTATAGGTGATGGCTACCAAGAACTGGATCAAAGACGCAATCTCTAAGCCGGGGTCGCTCCGCAAGGCGATGGGCGTCAAGGAAGGTAAGACGATCCCTGCAGGTAAGCTCGCCACTGCTGCCAAGAAACCCGGTAAAATGGGTCAGAGGGCTCGGCTGGCCCAAACGCTCAAGGGCTTTAAGAAGTAATGAAGCGCTGAGCTAACCGATACTGGGTAGACACATGACAACCTCCGGCACAACTGCATTCAACCTAGACTTCGCGGAACTTGCCGAAGAGGCATGGGAGCGTGCCGGTCGTGAGATGCGCTCGGGCTATGACCTGCGGACTGCCCGTAGGTCGATGAACCTGCTGACTATCGAGTTTGCTAACCGGGGTATTAACCTCTGGACGCTTGAGTCTGGCACCCAAGTGCTGACTCCGGGCACAGCAACGTACAACCTGCCCGCAGATACCATAGACATCATTGAACATGTTATCCGAACCAATGCAGGCAACCCGACTCTTCAGTCAGATCTTTCGATCTCTCGGATCAGCGTATCGACATACTCTTCGATCCCTACGAAACTTACTCAGGGACGGCCCATTCAAATCTTCGTCGAACGTCTACGTGATCAGCCCCGGTTTACTCTTTGGCCGGTACCTGACGCCTCCACCACCTACACCCTTGCATACTACCGGCTCCGACGAATCCAAGACGCGGGTACAGGTGCAAACACACAAGACGCCCCCTTTCGATTCCTACCTGCAATAGCAGCAGGATTGGCGTATCACATTGCACTTAAGACGCCTGATCTTATGAATCGTGTAGAGATGCTTAAACGAGAGTATGACGAGCAGTTCAATCTAGCGGCGGGGGAAGATCGGGAGAAAGCATCAGTTCGGTTCGTGCCTAGGATCTATGGGTCTCGGTAATGAGCAACAAATTTGCGAATCGACGCAACGCACTTTCAGAGTGTGACATTTGCGGCTTTAGGTATAAACTAGGGCAGCTCAAAGAAATCATTGTCAAAGACGTTCCGGTCCACATCCTTGCTTGTCCTGAGTGTTGGAATCCAAGCCAGCCTCAGTTAAAGTTAGGTACATTCCCAGTTGAGGATCCTCAAGCAATCCGAGACCCACGCCCTGACTTCACAGGCTACCCGCAGAGCCGATCTCAGGTAGTTCCTTTGTTTGGGCAACAGCTTGCGGGTGACATTGGTGTCTTAACAGTTGTAATTTCGTGAGGTTAGTATGAAGCATAGCGACGTAAAGATGGACAAGGCGGTCATCAAGAAGGCCGTTCACAAACATGAGAAGTCGATGCACCCGGGTAAACCGTTGACTAAGCTTAAGAAGGGTGGTGGGATCAAGATTCGCGGTACTGGTGCAGCAACCAAGGGCACGATGGCTCGGGGACCGATGGCGTGAACTATACCGACTTAAAGTCATCTGTTAAGGACATCGTTGAGGTAGAGATCCCCGACGCTATCCTTGATATGCTGACGAAGCAGGCGGAGCAGTTAATTTTCCAGACTGCCCAACCGCCCGCTTTGAGGAAGAATGTCACTGCTGCAGCAACTCTAGGAAACAAGTACCTAGGAACCCCTACCGGCTTCTTGTATCCGTTCTCCTTGGCGGTTGTCAATGGCAGCGGTGACTATGAGTACCTGCTAAACAAAGATGTGAATTTTATTCGGGAATGTTACCCCGATTCGGCTGATACTGGCTTGCCAAAGTATTACGCATTGTTTGACGCCACCACAATCATTCTGGGCCCGACACCGGATGCGGCCTACACGGTTGAGCTTCACTATGCGGGCTACCCAGAGTCTATCGTCACTGCAGGTACTACATGGCTTGGCGATGCGTTTGACTCTGCGCTTTTGAACGGCACTCTGTTGCAGGCTATCCGGTTTATCAAAGGCCCTGAAGCAGACGTTAAGACCTACGAGACGCTGTACGGTCAAGCTATTGCATTGTTCAAGCAGTTTGCTGATGGTAAGTTGCGGCAGGACACGTATCGTGACGGCCAAGTAAAGGTTGAAGTGCGATGATTACCGCTGCAATGTGCAACAGCTTTAAGGAAGAACTTCTGAAGGGTATCCACGACTTTACAACGGATACTTTTAAGGTTGCACTCTACACGGACTCCGCCACTCTTGGCGCTGCAACAACAGTCTACACAACCTCAAATGAGGCGTCTGGCTCTGGGTATACGGCGGGCGGTAACACGTTGACTGGTGTGTCTGTGGCACTCTCGCAAGGGGTGGCGTTTGTTGACTTCGGCGATACGACATGGACCTCAGGAAACTTTAGTGCGCGTGGCGCGTTGATCTACAATTCTTCCAAGGCAAATCGTGCCGTGGCTGTCTATGAGTTTGGTGAAGTAAAGACTGTCTCAGGTGGGAACTTTCAGCTTCAGTTCCCTGCAGCTAATGCAACTGATGCTGTTGTTAGGATCGGGTGATGACTGTATGGACTGCCGTACCGACTCCCGGGGCACCGTCCTATAGCGATGCGTCGATTGGACGCATACTGCTTGAATCGGGATACCCTGATTATTTAGAGCAGGAGGGAGGGTTCCCTCCTATTGGCATTTTGCTAGAAGGTTCAGATAACGCGACGTCGTGGAACACGGTTAGCACCAACACTACTGTTTGGACTCCGGTGAGTACCTAAGGAATTATCATGGCGAGTACATGGTCAGACAACCTAAAGATTGAGCTTCTCGGAACCGGGGACACCAACTGGGGTACCCTGACGAATAACAATTTTAAGTGGGCGATCGAAGAATCAATCACGGGTTACGCCACTGCTACGTTCCCGTCTGATGCAGACTACGATTGGGCGGCTACATACACGAACTCAAACTCTTCTCAAGCGCAGCGAAACCTTGTTATCACGGTTACAGGGAGTATTTCCACAACCCGTAATTTGGTCGTACCTACCATTGAGAAGCAGTACATCGTTCAGAACAACACCACCGGCGGTCAGAGCATCACAGTCAAGACCTCTGCCGGTACTGGTATCACGGTACCTAACGGACGCAAAGCGCATCTGTATGTAGACGGTACGAATGTTATACAGATGGTGGACTACTTTGTTAGTCCGACCTTCGTGACGCCTGCGCTTGGTACGCCCGCTTCTGGGGTTTTGACGAATGCTACGGGCTTGCCGATCAGTACGGGTGTGAGCGGGCTAGGCACAAACGTCGCCACAGCCCTTGCAGTTAACGTCGGAACGGCAGGGGCGTTTGTTATAAATGGCGGTGCTTTGGGTACACCCGCTTCGGGGGTGCTGACTAACGCTACTGGTCTCCCACTAAGCACTGGGGTGACGGGAACCTTGCCTGTCGCCAATGGTGGTACTGGTATTACAGCATTCGGTACTGGCGTAGCCACAGCGCTTGGTCAGAATGTTACGGGGTCAGGCGGTATTGCGCTATCAACCTCACCTTCGTTTACCACCCCTACACTTGGTGTAGCTACGGCTACAAGTATAAACAAAGTCACAATTACTGCACCTGCATCGGGTTCAACTCTGACCATTGCAGATGGCAAAACACTGACGGTTAATAACAGTTTGACTTTGGCGGGTACGGATGGTCGTACGATGACCTTCCCTTCTACCAACGCAACGATTGCCAGAACGGATGCCGCCCAGACGTTTACGGGTACTCAGACGTTCAGTAGCGAGATTATCTCAGACACGATTTATGTGGGTCGTGGTCCGGGCGGTGCTAATGCTTATAGCGTTCGAGTAGGTAATTCCTCTGCGCTACAGTCAAATACAACTGGAGAGTTTAATACCGCTATTGGCTTTGCTACATTGGCACTTAATGAGACAGGTGTACGTAACACCGCTGTTGGTGTAGGTGCGCTTAGTTATGTTGTATCTAATGGCGGCAATACGGCTGTAGGGTACAACGCACTTACTAATTCAACAGCGGCTAGTAATTCTGCGTTTGGGTCTGACTCACTTACTTCTAACACTACCGGTACTTTTAATGTAGCCGTAGGGTTTAACTCCCTCTACCTTAACGAGTCTGGTGACAACAATACGGCTGTTGGCGTTAACGCTGGTGTCCCGCTAATCACCGGAGACAACAATACATTTGTCGGATACAACACAACGCCATCTTCTTCTAGCGGGTCTGACCAAGTAGTAATCGGATATTCGATAGTCGGAAAAGGCGACGACACGGCATTCATTGGTGGTACGAACGGCGCGTACAACGAGAAAAACGTCACGACGTGGGAGACCACTTCAGATGCTCGTTTGAAGAAAAACATCGTAGACAACAACGATGGCTTGCAAAAAATCTTAGCGATCCGAGTTCGTAACTTTGAGTACCGTACGCCTGAAGAAGTGACTGATCTGCCCGCTACGTCTGCAATCGCCAAAGAGGGTGTACAGCTTGGCGTCGTCGCGCAAGAAATGCTACCTGAGTGCGTTAGTGAGACCTCGGTGGGGGTTAAATCCGTAAACACAGATCCATTAGTCTGGTATCTTATCAATGCAGTAAAGGAACTAGCCGCTCAAGTCGAAGAACTTAAGTCAAGAGTTTCGTAATGCTCAAAAAGCTCTCGTTCAAGTCCGGTGTAAACCGCGAGAACACGCGCTATACCACTGAGAGTGGGTGGTATTCATGTGACAAGGTTCGGTTTCGCCAAGGCACCCCTGAGAAGATCGGGGGTTGGAACCGTATCTCTGCTGAAGAGTTTCTCGGTGTGTGCCGATCTTTGTGGGCGTGGGCTACCCTATCAGGGTATCCGCTGGTTGGAGTCGGTACGAATCTTAAGTTCTATGTGCAGGATGGTGGGCTCTATTACGACATAACCCCGTACCGCACTTCGGTTATACCACTAACTAACTGCTTCACAACCGACGGAACCACTACGGTCCAAGTCACTGATGTCGCACATGGTTGTATTACAGGCGACTTTGTAACAATCTCAAATGTTGCAAGTTCGGGTGGTGACGTAAACGGTATCCCCGATGCTGATCTTGAAGGTAACTTCCAAGTTACTGTCCTTGACGCGGACAATTACACTATTGTCTCCCCCACTGCAGCGACAAGCTCTGGTACACCGACGGGCGTTTCAGCAGACGTTCAGTATGAGATCAATACCGGTAGTGAAACCCAAGTTGTTGTTATTGGCTGGGGTGTCGGTGGTTGGGGTCTAGGTGGTTGGGGCGGCGGTGCCTTCGTATCGCAGATTCGTCTATGGTCTCAGTCTAACTTTGGCGAAGATTTAATCTTTGGCCCCCGTGCTGGTGGTATCTACTACTGGGATACATCGGCTGGACTCACAACACGAGCGGTTGATTTAGCTACAGAGGTCGGTGCGTCCGATGTGCCGGTCGTTCAAAATTATATCCTTGTATCAGATGTCAGCCGGTTTGTATTTGCCTTTGGTTGTAACGACTATGGCGGAACTACTTCGGACCCAATGCTAGTACGCTGGTCTGATCAAGAAGATGCGTTGAACTGGACGCCTTCAGCTACTAACCAAGCCGGAAGCCTACGGCTGTCTCGCGGATCTCAGATCATTACAGCGTTGCAGGCTCGTCAAGAAATCTTGGTCTGGACTGACGCAGCGCTTTATGCGCTTCAAAATCTCGGCGCTCCTGTTGGCTGGGGCGCTCAGTTGGTCGGTGAGAATATCTCAATTGTTAGCCAGAACGCGGTGGCCTACTCGAACGGTGTTGCTTTCTGGATGGGTGTGGATAAGTTCTACATCTATAGCGGCACAACTAAGACTCTGAACTGCAACCTTCGGCAATACATCTTCTCTGACATTAACATTGACCAGTTCCAACAAGTATGTGCCGGAACGAACGAAGGCTTTAATGAAGTCTGGTGGTTCTACCCTAGCGCAAATTCTGAAGTTATCGACCGTTATGTTGTCTATAACTACTTAGAGGACATTTGGTACTACGGCACGCTTGGTCGGACGGCATGGTTGGATTCGGGACTGCTGGTATACCCACTTGCGGCGACCTACGATAACAATCTGGTTAACCACGAGTTCGGCGTAGATAACAATCAGACTCCAACCACCCTACCTATTGAGGCTTATATTGAGTCGGCTGAAGTCGATCTTGAGGATGGTGACAGCTTTATGTTCGTCAAGCGGGTCCTACCTGATGTGACCTTTAGAGGGTCGACTACAGGAGCTCCTTCTGGTACTTTGACGATTAAGCCCCTTACAAACTCTGGGTCTGGGTACCTTTCTCCTGCTTCTATAGGCGGCACGTCAAGCAACGCAGATGCGTCAGTAGTCAGAACTGCCACCGTGCCTATCGAAGCATTTACCGGTCAGGTGTATATCCGCTTGAGGGGTCGTCAGATCGCTGTTCGTTTTGAGTCTAATGACATCGGGGTACAGTGGCAGCTAGGTTCTTTGCGATTAGATATGCAGCCTGACGGGCGGGGTTCTGGTTATGGTGTGAGTGGTGGTCCATGAGCAACATTACATACAACTTCAGGGCTCCCGCCCTGCCCGTGCCGCCCCGACAATATGACACTGTATACCAAAATCAATACAATAACATTCTTCGGATCTACTTCAACCAGATTGACAACTTTTTGAGCAGACTCGTGGCAACGACAGGCGCAACCGGAATATACGCTGCTGGCTCGGCTGGTGATGCGTTTGGTCGGCTTCGTGCAAGCCAACCCTTCACTATTTTTGACTCCCAGAATCGTTACGCGCAGTCTGGAGATTTTGATTCTTCTACAGCCACTGGCGGTAGCGTTACCTACTTAGCTAACGAGAGCTCTGTAGAGCTTGCGGTGACTACATCATCCGGTAGTGAAGTTGTCCGTCAAAGTTATCGAGTCTTTCCATACCAGCCGGGTAAGTCTCTGTTGGTGATGAATACGTTTGTATTTGGAGCGACTAAAGCAAACTTGCGACAGAGGGTAGGTTACTTCTCAACCCAGAATGGTGTATTCCTCGAACATGATGGGGACCAACTTTACTTTGTAAAGCGTTCTTACGTTTCTGGATCTGTCGTTGATACCCGAGTAGCACAGTCTGCATGGAACACTGACAAGCTTAATGGGACTGGAGATAGCGGATACACACTCGACATTACTAAGTCTCAGATCTTCTGGCAGGACTTCGAGTGGCTTGGTGTTGGCTCTGTACGATGCGGGTTCGTTATTAACGGACAGCTAATTATCGCTCATATCTTCCACAATGCTAATGTCGGTGACAGCGTTTATATGACGACTGCAACTCTGCCGATCAGGTATGAGATCACTAACACAGGTGCTACAGCTTCAAGTTCTTCAATGAAGCAGATTTGTTCTACGGTGATCTCTGAGGGTGGGTATGAGAGGAAAGTTGCTGCAACAGTGGCGAGGATGACTACTGCAACTACTGTGGGTACATCGTTTGAACCTTTGGTCAGTATCCAGTTGAATTCCAGTAGGCTGGACTCGGTCATCATCCCGCTTAAGTACAACGTGCTTCCTATAGGCAACTCTGACTATGAGCTTGCGTTAATTAAGAATGCAACTTTGACAGGCTCGTCGTTTGTTGCAAGTGATTCGCCCAATGCGGATTATGACGTATCAGCTACTGCTTTGAGTGGTGGCACGATTGTGCAATCTGGTTACACAGCATCATCAAACCAGTCCTCGGGGCAAGTTGATTCTGATTTCGCTTACAACTTCGACCTGCAACTTGGGCGTACGATCAGCGGTACAAGCGATATTTATACTCTTGCAGCTCGGGTACTTTCTGGTACCGACGACATCATCGGTGCGCTTGAGTTCTACGATTTGACGTGAGGTTGAAATGTCTGAATACGATTACCTAGGTGCCGAGTCTGCTGACACAGAGCCTCCTGTCGAGCCGCCCGATCGCTTCTCAAAAGATCTGTTAAGTCCAGTTGCCCAAAAGCTTTACGACCAACTCGTACAGCAAAAAGATGCTTTAGCTAGAACCGCACCGGATTCAATATCAAAACTATATCAAGAGCTACCCGGTGGTATATCTGGAGATGCACAACTCGCTTTTATGGCGAAGAATCTCGCTGATACGGGTCTCACCGATATTTACAAAGTCAAAGCTGAGCAATCTGTAGACCGTATCCCAATTCAGTATGGAGAAGTTGAGGCCGCTGGAGAAGGGGGCGGTAGAAACGGGTTTTTCTACATAAACCCAAGAGGTGATCTTGTTGAGGTTGCGCAACGAGATATTAAAGGGTTTGACCCCGGTACCCCGGACCGCTATGTACCTATTGGCGGGGATCAAGATGAACTAATACCCGGCAAAGCTCCTTCCGGCTACATTGAAAAGCCAAAAACTACCTACATCAACACTGAGACGGGGGAGCCGCTTAAAAATCCTCAACCTGATTGGGTGCTATCTGAGCCTTTTGGTGAGCAGCAAAATCTTCTTACAGGTGAGTTTTTAGGCGACCGTTCTACTGCCGCTGTCGGTATTGAATTTTCTCCTGACGGCACACCCATCTATTTCTCCCAAGGCTATAAACGTCCGTCTAGCTTCGTTAAATTTAGAGAGCGCGTGCTAGAGCCTGTCACCGCTGTTATTGTGGGTGCCTATCTCGGCCCTGCGGCTGCTGCAGCCGTACGCGGATTACAGACTTATCACGATACAGGTGATCTTGGCGACGCAGCTAAAGCTGCTGCTTTATCTTATGCTGGTTCGTATGCCATGGGGCAGCTAAAGGCTGGTCTAGGTAGTCTGGATGGCGCAAGCTTCGACCCATCCACAGCTATGGAAACCCAACTTACTGCTGTGCCTGCTGTTGGCGATCTAGGTTTCCTAGATACGGTTAACCCCGCTCAATTAGCTGCTATCGAGTCTGGACTACTGCCGGGGGAAGCGGGTATTGAGCAAATCTTATCTAATTTAGGGCCTGAGGCTGGTCTAGACACCGCTACTGACCTAAGCTTTCTAGACACAGTTAGCCCCTCTCAAGTAGCAGCTATTGAATCTGGGTTACTCCCCGGTGAAGCGGGTATTGAGCAGATTTTGTCTGGTGCGAGTCCAGAAACTGGTGCTGTAACTTCGTCTCCTGAGCTAGG